CCCAGGCCCAGTAGCTGGTAAGGTGCACGATGGAGATTTTGTTACTACAGCAAATGACGAGGTTAGAGTCAGAATAAATGGTGCAAGACCATATGTCCACCCCTTATGGGATTGGAACACTGATTATCTAGTTTTTGATTATGCAGATTGTAGCATTATTTACGCTGTGGATCGTAGGCAGGCAGGATTGAAATTGAAGGGCCGGGATACTGCTATTGAAGATGGGCACATGTTCATCCATTTAACACCAGTATCAAAAACGGTCACCCCGTTTGGGTGGCTAATACCGGGCCAGAGGTTAAAAAGGAGAGAATTTCAGACAAAAGGGTTTGTCACCAGTGAATATAAAGATCACACTGGGGAAGGATGGTTCTCTGTGGCATTACCAGAGTCATTAGCCGTAGCCAACGTACCAAGGCAAGGGTGGGATGACCTAGTAATGAAGGGTGCACTAAATGGAGTGGACACAACTTTTAGGATAGCTACATACCTCTCAGAGAGGGGTGTTAGTCATGCTAGTGCGCAAACGGCCGCTACGCTTGTAGCCAAATACCTGTTGGAGGGTCTTGGGTTTCAGGCAAGGACGTTTACGGATTGGGCAGGCCTAATTGGAACGCGACCACAAAATTATGTTCAACCATCCACGGAGGGACTAGACCAATGCAAACTTATGGGACGTATAATCTCGAAGCCAGTGGTGGATGATTTGGCTGCGGTAGCAGCAAATAGTGCCTCAAATGCAAGGGCAGGTGTTAGGGGTCGACTCACAGACGTCCTAAACTTTAAAGAACCCCCTAGCAAGTATGAACAATTCGCAGAACAGTTCACCGAGTTGTTGTTAGAAAAACAGTTAGCTAAGTTAACGCCAGTGCCCCTTGCAACGGTGCTGGAATCACAGTTGAAACCCCTCCAGCGAGCGAGGAATAAAATTTGTGCAACTTGGTTCACTCGTACTCAAATTGAGGACATGCTCATAAAATCGTTCACAAAGGCAGAGACCACATCTGCCATAGGAGCTGATGCCAGAAACATCTCACAGCTCCCAACCGACATTATACTTGAAATGTCGCGATATGCAATGGCTGCTAAGGACGTGTTTAGCACCTTTAGTTGGTACTGTCCTGGGAAAACACCAAAGCAAGTAGCTGAGCGTCTAGTTGAACTAGCATCAGTTAGGAAGAGCCTAGTCGAGGCAGATGGCAGTCGTTTTGATGGTAGGTGTAGTGAGTGGATGTGGAAGTTTGTTAGGTCCATATTCCTGCGTATGTTTCATAACATACATAGGAATGAACTACGTAGATTGTGGGAAATGGAGGTCGTCAATAATGCTGTTACAGCTTTTGGCGACAAATATTTACCATGGTACTCTCGTAGATCTGGCTCAGCAATCACCACACCTGCAAACACACTCATCACGGCGTTTATTGACTTCTGCGCCCATAGACAAGATGGTCTCTCACCTAAATTGGCATTCGAGAGTATAGGGATGGCATTTGGCGATGATATGGTTTCCATAGCTACACCAAGTTCTGTGACCAAGGTATCGAAAGATTTAGGCATGCTTCACACGTGTGAAGAACACACAACCACCAGTGTAGGGTTCTTGGGAAGAAAATTTCCATTGTTGTTTGATGGTAACCCAGGAAGCCTCCAAGACCCATTACGTACTTTACGTAAATTACACATTTCATTCACGTCTGTGAATGTTCCAGTTTGGCAAGCTGCCCTAGATAAGGCTTACGGCATGAAAATGTTGGATCCAAACAACCCTCTAGTCAATGCGTGGTCAGACATGATTTGTCGTGTGGCTGCGAGCGAAGGAATATCAGAGGCCCATTTTAGTGAAAGGGATACTCCATACTTTCTCTATAGTACTTTAGGTGAACCAGATTGGGAGACTTGGCCACAGTTACCCATCCAGGTTGCAATGCAAGAAATATGCAATGTAGCTGGGTGGACTGTTGCTGAGGTTGAACACCTGTGTTACCATTTAGATACCATAAAGACTGCATGGGATATCGATAACCCCGAAACTACTTGGGATCCCTTGCAATTACCGATCACTCCAGCCAAGAAATCAGGTCAGTACGTCATTGGCGACCCCTTCAGTATTCCTATCGTGCTGAACGATGGAGACTCGAAAAGGCACATCAATGACTTAAAAGACCACACCACCCAGAGGAATGTTGAGAAAGCTGAGTTAAGAGAGCCAAAAGAAGAGAGAAAAACCCGACGCAATAAGGAGGCCAAAGCGAAAACAGCTGTTGGTATCCCAGAACCGTTCCAGAGTGACGCCACTCTCCAGGACCGGTCTTCTGCTAAGAAGACCAGGAAACTTTCAAAAAAAAAACACG